TGTCTTGGGATTTATTATATTCGGCACGATTAAAACTATCAGTAGATGATAATACAAAATCTCCATATATTCCATCTTGTCCCCAGCTGGCCGGCAACCCCAAAGGACTGTATAAGTTCCAGACGCCGCCATTGGGGCATTGTACTTGAGGTGGTGCTATTGCAACTCGGGAACCATTTAAAACTGGAGTATTTAAAATATCGTATGCATTATTACGAGATGCGGGTGCCGACGCGGTTCCGCTTGTGAAATTTGACTGATTAAAACTGGGTAATAAAAATACACCTATTTGTTCTACAGACCAACCAGTGTAAATATTATCTTTGACGCCATTGCAACTATTTTGGTTATTGGCGTCGGTCGTCCCACTAGGTTCCATAGGAGAACAGCGTTGATAATACGCCGTACTTCCTTCAGCGTTTATCAAAGCTGTTTGAGGATCTTGATCCCCAAAAGGATTGGTTCTGCAACCCATAAACATGGTTACATAACTATCGGATGAACTATTAATCATATTGTAATTTCCACCATACATTAAAACGTTGTATGGAAGCACAGACATTATTAAAAATGTCGTTTGAGCTCCACCTGAATAATCAGTTCCGCAAAATCCAGCTTGTGTAACACCATTGTCATTGTATATTGTAAGTTCGGTACCAGCAGTCACACCGCAGGCGTCGACTATTGTTTGTCCGTATAATATATTCACATTTGATAATTGAGAAATAGGAGTGCCATCTTCTACGCCATCTTCCTTAAATATAAATCCTTCTGTTGAATCAGTAAATCTGGTCACCTGTTCAGCAAGCTTTGCGTCATTGTCGTATTTAAGAACACCAGATCCATAATATCCTGAACCATCAGCCATATATTCAGTCTTAGTCGGATCAAAATCATGATCTTGCCAATATGGTGTATCATCGTAGTTTGCAACAGGTTTAGTATATGCTAAAGGAGGCCATACAATTGCTACTTTATCACCGCTTTTAATATAAGCATTTGTCTTTATTTTATCTAATGTCTCCTCATCTATGGAAGCAGGTGCAGAAGAATCTGAAGATGCCGGGGTGCTCGAAGATGTTTCTAATCCAGGCATTAAATAAAATCCTATTTGATTGATTGAATAAATACTGTCATCTATATTGGCAGTTTTTCCAGCTAAAAATTTGAATATATCATAATCCGTGGCGCTATCATTAATTAATGTTCCGACGTATTTACCCCCATAACCGTTAGTAGCAACATCATCTATATTACTAGCTGTTAGCAAATAACGCTTACCATATCTTATACCGATTCCATCATATGGTTCGTATGGATTTGTAGGAGCAGTAATTCCCGAAGGTGATACTACAACAGGTGGATAGTCCGGAACATCGTCACCAGCCGGTACATCACCACCACCACTTGATGGAGCAATTAGTGATGAAGGACCACCACCCCCGTCATCTGTGCCTTCAGGGCTAGTTTCATCTTTTGAAACAGGAGTGGAGTCAGATTTATTTTTGTTGTTAAAAACTCCAGCAAGATATAAAATTACAAATACAATTACAAATACAATTACAATTACAATGACCCATATTAGCCAAGTAGGTATTTGTATTTTACGACGACCACCACCTTTTCCAGATGATGAACTTTCTAACGGCGTCGGTTCAGTTCTGTTGTTGGACATATTTATATTTACGAATATAAATAAAATTCTTATGTAATAATTTTATCACTTTTCCAAATTTCTGGAAAATATCTAATGTTAAAAATTTTATATATTTTATATTACAAATCGCAAATTTATTAATTACTGTAATTAATAAATGAAAATTTTGTACAGAGTTATTAATTGTGAAATGCACAAATCTCGGTTAGAAAAATTCAGGGAAAAAGCTGAAAAGGCTGGTATACCTGGAGTAAAAAGAATTAGTTGTGTAAATGGTAAAAAATTAACAGACGTGGATTTTTCTAAGATGATTAAAGATAAAAAATTGAAACACAATGCTGAATTAACACCAACAGAAGTTGCAATATGTTTAAGCCACGCTAAGTGCTGGAAAGAATTATTGGCTTCAAAATCTCATTATATGGTCGTTTTTGAAGATGATTGCAGACCCCATATAACTTTTATGAAAAAATTTAATAAAATTATGGAAGCTGATATAGACTTTGATATTCTATGGCTATATAATGGAAACTGGATGAAGACAAAAAGCGCTTACAAAAAAGTAACTACAATAGATAATATTGCAATTTTCAGAGAAACAAAAGATTACAATCCTTCATGTTCAGCATATGTCATTACTAAAAAATGGGCTAAAGTATTGTATCGCAAAATGTTTCCTATTTATACAGCAGTCGATAATTTTATGGGCGAAGTTAGAGTGAAAACTGCAAAACATTATACAGTGGAAAATCATAGAAAGAAAAATGACCCGCCTGAATGCTTTACAAAAAGCCCTTTAATGTATGTACCATGTCCAGGAGAAGGCAACACAACGCAGGGTTACGACGATAAAACTATAAATAAACGTAGATTGAGTCCTAAAAAACCCAAGCGTAAATCACCTAAAAAATCAAGACGTAAATCAAGACGTAAATCACCTAAGAAATCCAAGCGTAAATCACCTAAGAAACGTGGAAAAACATCAGCGGCCGCCGAGGATTTCACTCATGGTCGTGATGAGGAGATTCTCTTGCCAGGAATTGAAAATCAATGTTTTGAGTACAATGGTAAATATATTTACATAGATCCAAAAAGTGTAGATTCCGCTATTAAAAACGATCAATTTCGTATTACGGAAATTGATAAAAATGAAGATAAAAAATTAGAAAATGGAATTTATACATGGATTTATGGAAATGTGCCAATCCAACGTAATAACATTGTAAATGTACCAAGACAGCCTAATAAGCTTTATGTTATGGAATGTATAACTATTAATGAAACAGGTAATAAACATCTTCATATATTAAAAGAAATTATTGATAAATATACTACATTTAATTTGATTGGAGCGGGGGAACTGAAAGTTGAGGGCGCAGATGTTGAGCGTAAAAATTGTACAATAAATGGGCTTTCCGGAACATATATGGCAAATATTGATCCTGAGCGTCAAGCAGAAATATTAGAAGAAGTCAGCAAATTCTTTAACGATGCTTTAATAGATTTTTCACCGGATACTTTTATTAATGTTGAAAATTTACCATTTACAGAAGATACATTAAATGAACTGCTAAATCGTGGAATCAAATTTCATCTTTACAATACACACGGAGATTGTAAAGAGGTTATTAGACACAAAATAAAACATGCAAAATGGAAAGGGCGGCAGGAAATGGGGGTTTCAGACCCAGGTCCTGCGCCACATTTTCCAACAGGTGCTATTATTACTAAGACAGCTGATCTAGAACCTTATAAAAGAAGTGCATAAATGCCCTTAAAAATTATTTTATTGTATTGCAATAAAATAGTATGTTGAACTGTTATTACGGTTCAAATCAAAATGTACCTTGTCTTATTGCCTTATTATGGGGAACTACAGATCCTGGGTTTAAAATAAGAAAATTAAATAGAACAAGTACTATTGAAAAATACGGATTCAATAGACTAATAAGTATTGCAAGACCTCAAGACAGACCACATATATATAAATATATATACAACACAGAGTTTAATAAATATATTACACGCGAAAATGAAAAACGAAAACAAATCAGATATGATTTTGTAAAAATAGGTAATAAATATAATATTCCATTAGATATTGTCAAATCATTTTGCTCCCAATATTTACGCAATATTTGATAAACATTTTATATTACATAATATAAAATGAATACTGACGATAGATGACTTACTAAAACAGATGGACAACCACCTAATTACCGCCGTAATCGCGCGCTGTGTATAAATGTTATTGAAGAATAAAATACGCTTGTATATCCAATAAGTCCTGTAATCGGCAATACATTTTATTATTCAATTTGTTATCATAGACATATATTTTAATAAATATTAAAATATACTATTAGTAAAATGCGGAATACTTCTTCTTTACATGTGTCCGCGCCGAGGGTGGCGGAGTACAGAATTCCTGCAATAATATGGATTATTTTATTTATTTTATTTACACTTGCATTTGTAACGTTTCGACTGAAAAACCCTAAATCAGATGGTTATGATTACACATAATTTTAAATCAATAGCTTAACTAGTTAGTATTTTTAACTTTCTAAACTCAGTAGATCAGGACCTCCACCGGCACCACCACCGTCACCTCCTGGGGTGGTGGTAATATGACGTGGCGAGCTTTGTGTAGGACCTCTTAATAATCCCGCCGCAGTATTAATCATATTATTCAAAAGAGCGGGATCGCGCTCCATTGCTTGCATAACGTGAGTGATCTGGTCCGCCTGTGTTATCGCATTGGAGTCTAACAACATTTCCTCAATCATACTTTTAAGTTGGTCTTGAGGTATTTCATCTAAAAACTCCCCCATTTCACCAAACTTGCGGCTCATACTACGCATCACACTGGCAGCGCGGCCTTTATCTCCGGCCGCCAGCGCAGCTAATTTAGTTGTTCTGAGGTCCCCCCCCCTCATTACGACGGCCGACGGGTCCCGCGTTTTGCCTCGGGCCCGGCTGCGTTGGCTTTTTTTACGCCTACCAGGAGATTTTGGTCTAGGCCTTATCTTTTTATCACCTGGAGATCTTTTCTTGTATTTGCGTTTACTAGATTTTTTTCTTTTTACACAAGTAACATTGAGAACCTCATCGGCCTTGGCGCATTTCGGTTTTCTAGGCATGATTTTATTATACAAAACATAATAAATTACAATTTATAATAAATTGTAATTTCTAATAAATTACAATTTCTAATAAATTGTAATTTCTAATAAATTACAATTTATTAGAAATTACAGAATGGAGAATGCGGATATTTATTTTATTATCTTTTAGATAGTAACCAAACCATCTACCGTTTGAGCTACCCCTAATTTTTATTCTAAACTTATTATATGTTTAAACGAGATTTGATTAATTTTAAATCAGTTTTTATAGATTTTATAACAGATCTTTTCTGCTTATTATATAATTTATGCTTGTAAAATAATTCTAAAATTGTAATTTGCTGCAACTTTGTCATCGCAAGTATTGTTTTAAATTCAATATTAGCTTTAACCATTTTTTCTGCAATTCTTATAGTTCTTTCATGTAGTTCTTTTTCTGTTCTGTTATGATATTTTGACATTATGTCAAAACTAATATTGTATTTAATTTCATACAAAAGCAAATTATCTTCTTTTTTACTCCATTCTTTTGTCATTTTACACAACATTTATATGTATAAATTAATAATTTTCAATTTATCAATCTTTTTTTGTAGCAACTATTAATATTAATGATAAAAACATTAATGTTAAAAACATTCTGTTTTTAAAATAATTTACTTCATTGGCAAAAGAATTATTATCAATAACACTGTTCAATTGGGTATTATTTTCCTGAGAATTTACAGGTATTACTTCAAGCGGTCCGTTAAATACTGTAGCAACATATCCTATAATTTTTGCTTCTGTATTTATTTCGTTTAATTCAATATTATTATCTACTACTATCCCTTCTTCACAATCTATGTTTATTTTATTTTCTTTATACGCAATTACTTTTTGCATTTATATTTTATAATTATCCTCTTATACTATCATCATCCTTATCCCTGTATTTGCCAAAATATACTACAAATATTATTATTAATCCAGTAACTATTGTTATAGAACAATAATTACAAAGATTATGCCTTACAGAATATAATTCATTCTCATTTGATACTTCAATTACGGTATCTAAATCAGATTCGCTTTCATCTTCAGAATTTCTATCAATAAATAATTGGCAATCTTCAACAGTTTTATTTTCTATACCAATGGCCCCTACTATAACCGCTTCAGGTATTTTATAGCTACTAATTTCGGTTTCATCATTTGCACAATCTACAACACAAGTTTCGTTTTCTATTTTATAATATTCTTGTGAAAAAGCTTCTACTTTTTTCATACTTATTTTATTATAAAATAACATCTGGGATAATCAATTTGTCTACAATATGAACCATACCATTTTTTGCTTCAATATTGTATTGTAAAAAATTTATGTTCGGGCATATTTGTGTAACATCGCTAATTGTTTGTAAATTAAGATTATTTGGATTGTTTTTAGTAATTAACAAAAAATTTGGTGTAGATTGCAACAAAGCTTTTGTAATTTTGTTATCAACAGTGCAAGATCGGACTATAGATCTTGCACTGTTGATATCCATATTTTTAATAAAATTGTTATCAGTAATATATTTGTTTGATGGGACAAATACAGTATAATTTGCTTGTAAGCAATTATATTCATTTGCAAGGCCTGATAATCTTAATATGTAATTAAAAGATGATAAATCAGGTGATTTATCGATAATATCCGTTATTGACATGGGACATAATACTTTTTCAGGTAACGGTCCTCTTATGTCTTGTACATCAAACATATGAGTATAATTTTGAGCTTGCCAATTTGGTCCGCAACTAGTCATTTATTTTAACAGAAAAAGTATTTTGTGTTTGTAAATTTTTATTTACATTAACTTTTAAAATACCGTTTTCTAATTTTGTATTTATTCCACCAATACTTGTTATGTTAAAGTCTAAATAAATTTTTCTGGAAAAATTGCCGTAATTTATATCAGTTTTGCGTTCATTTATCATTTCTTGTGTTTCGGGTATGTTTACGTGGTTTCTTTCGGGATCCATGTATTGACCCGATATAGTTAATAAATTATTTTGAAATGATATTTTTATATTATCTTTTTCTACACCAGGCAGTTCAACTAATATTTTTAAACTATTGGTGTAATCAATAATATCTACTTTAGGTGAAAAATTTCCAGGTTTTTCTATCAATTTTTCTAAAAGAGTAGCTAATTTCGTCATTTTAAAATAAAAATTTTGTTTTTAACTCACAATATGTTACGTAACGCACACAGTACTTCTGGTCTGGGTTGTGATGGTGTTGGTATTACAGCAGGACCGCTTTGTTCTCCACAAGTTAGTACAGGTTCGGTAGTCATAGGCTGACTACTTACATCGGTTTTGTTATAAAATAGATATACTATTAATCCAAATCCGAAGAGAGCTATAAATACAAATATAGGTATTTTATATTTACTGAAAATACCTTGTTCCTTTTCTGGTGTATAACTTTCGATTGTTGTCGGTTCAACTTTTTGGTTATTTACAAGTGGTTGTTTTTGGGGAATTTGTACATTGCTATTTTGCGTAGCAGTATTTTGAAGCGGTTTAATAGGAGTATTTACAATTGGTTTTTTAGTCCTAGACCAAGCAGGTATCTCAGATCTTGTAATATCTACAGTACAATTCATTTCTTCGCCATCTTCAATTGTTTTAATTACAAGTATATAATTACTGGGTTGATCTATATCAGAAAAAATTTGGCCGCTAATTTGGCCTGATTCGACAGTTTTAAATTGGAGTTCATCTGCTCTGTCTAAAGCTTTCTCATTAACAGCTATAACTTTAAAAGGTTTTGAAGTCTCACTTTTAACAGTGAAGGCTGCATTAAAATTTACTATTGAATTATTGAGATCAATTATTTTAGGAGAATTTGTAGCTACAATAATATCAGAAAATACGTCGCCAGTATTTTTTTCTGGTTTACGATCTGATTCGCCTTCGGTATTTTGCGGGGTCTGTACTTCCATGGTCATTTTAAGTAAATGACTTATCCTTTTTAAATTTATTTAGAATCTCCAACATTTATTTTACATTTAATCATCATACTATTTAACTCCTGAATAACTAATTTACTAACATAAGGAAGGTTAATATCTGTAACTCTATCGGTTCCACAAGCTTTGCATTCATCGGGCCTGCTAGTAATATTTCCGCAAATATCACAAATTGTAACTGTATATGGATCTGACTGATCTCCCAATCTCTCTTTCAAGAACACAGAACTTCCGTGAGCAATTGTACAATCTCGCTCCATTTCTCCCATTCTCAACCCACCGTCTCTACTTCTTCCTTCAAGAGGCTGTCGAGTCAAAGTTGCATTTGGACCATAAGCCCTAGCGTGCATTTTGTCGATTACTAAATGTTTCAATCTTTGATAATATACAGGTCCAATAAAAACCATTCCAATTGGTTCGCCTGTAATACCGCTATACATCATTTCAGTACCTTGTTTATTAAAATTATGCATACCAAGTCTTTCACATAATTTTTCGGCAATATTTGTACTTGAAGATGTAAAAGGTGTTGAATCCCCAATAGTACCTTCAATTGCACATGATTTACCAAGGACACTTTCCATTAATTGATTAATTGTCATTCTGCTCGGTAAAGCGTGTGGATTCATAATAATATCTGGCGTAATACCCTGCGTTGTAAATGGCATATCTTCTCTTGGTATTAACGCCCCTGTTGTTCCTTTTTGAGCAGACCTTGATGCAAATTTGTCTCCAACTTGAGGTTTTCTAACTTTTCTAATTATAATTTTAACGGATTTATATCCATTAGGTGTTCTAGAAATTATAACTTTTTCAACACACCCCTCTTCTCCTTTTTTAATTGATAAACTATTGTCAACAATAGTCTGTTCGTTATTTTTATTATTATGTATAATACATTTACCTACAATAACATCACCCAACTGAACATAAACTGAACTATTTCCATTTTTCCCTTCTATTGTTTTTCTAATTACCCCGTTTTCGTCTAACAAACTATAATTAAGATCGGTACGCCTTTTATCTAAAGGCGGCAGACTAATTTTGTCGCACATGTATGTACCTTGCTTTTTATCTTCTTCTGAATGTGTATTATATGTTGTAGCCCAAAACATACCATTTTCTATTGAACCTTTGTTCAAACATATACTATCTTCTTGATTGAACCCCGTATAACAAGCAATCGCTACAATTGCATTAATTCCTGCTGGCATATCACTAAAACCCATCATTTCTGCAGCTCGTGTAGTTACAAGAGGTTTTTGGGGGTATCCTAGTACATGGCTAACTGTATCGGCCCTAATTAAATGTGTAAGTGCAAACATAGACATTGCTTGTTTTCCCATTGCGGCTTGATAGCAATTTCTTGGAGAATTATGTACGCAAAATGCATCTCCACATAAAAAACTTTGATTTGTAGATAAAGTTGTAATATCGGAAATAATATTATCCGAAGATTCAACTTTACTTTTTAATGGTATAAACAAAGTAGTGCTTCTATAATCCAATTTAGATTTCCATTGTGCAAAATTTTCATAATCTTCAATATTAATTTTTTCTATTTTAGTTTGTTTCAAGTATTCTGTGTAAATACCTGTTTCGAGTGTCTTAATGGTGCTATATCTGTAACCAATAACATCCATATAGTTTATCAAATTGTCAATATTGTTTTGAATATAATAAGTCATAATTGTAACGTTTCTATAGATTTTTGAGTTAACTATTCCTGATTGGTATGTCATAATATTGAGATCATCAAAAATTTTAAAAATAGATTGTATGTATATCTTATATTCTGGATTGGACATTAATGATGATAATGGTGTTTTTGATACAAACATGCCAAGACTTAAGAATGGGTTCTTAAAAAATTCACTAATTTTGCAGCCAATAGAACCTTGCATTCCAGCTAAAAACTCTCTTTTAATTAAATCACTACCGTTTCTTATCCAAGAAGGAATTTCTTTGTAATATTCTATATTAGATTTGCTATAATTTGCACCCAAAGCAATTAGCAACGACCCTAATACACCGTTGGATTTTATAGAATGCGGTAAAACAATAATATTTTCAACATCAATTCCTAGAAACTTAATATCTTCAATAAAAAGATCTAAACTATATTTATTCTCAAAATCTATTTGAAATTTACATTCACCTTTAGTGTCAATATTTAAGCTCATATTACTTCCAACAAATCCAAAAATACGACTAACTACAAATAATTTTGGATTATTATTTTTGATTGGAAATAAATTGTCAAGAACCGACTTGTATTTATTAATAAAATATCTTGAAATACCACAGTAATAACACTTACTATTAAAATTTTCTATTGACATTATAGTACTACTATGTTTAATGGTGTTATTAATAGGTTTTTGTTCTAAAGATATTCCTACTAAAGACTTACCAATTTCAAGGTGTTCTAATCGGGTCCAACCAGTATTTGTCATAAAACGATGATCATAAGTAGCTATAATTTTTCTACCATTGATTGTGGTAATTTTATATAATTGTTTATCTGTTTTGTTTGTGTATGTATGTGTAACGCTTGTTACAGTTTGTTGTCCTGTTTTTGGATTGAATGTAATAACTTTATCGCCAACTTTCACATCTGATATTTTTTTACTTGAACCATCTTCCATATAGACAGGTTCATCTTTATGGATACATTGATTGTGGTCGGGCCAAGGAATAATAGAACCCATTACTCCTAGCATCATTGCTGGTGCAATTTCGCAGTAATCATTTTTATATTTCTTTAGTTCGTCTTGGTTAAAAGCTACAACTTTTGATTGTATTTCGCTGTTATCTAAATATTCAATAATATTTTTACTAACTAATTCATCCCAGTCAATACCATCTTCTTTCGTCAATTTTAGTTTATCACCATCAACAGTAAATACAGGTCTAATCAATCTACCTTCGTCAGAAAATATATGTATTTCATTTTCTAATTTATTATAACTTATCGAAACATCGTATGGGATAATTGAACTGTATCTATAACCTTTAAATTCTTCAATAAATTTTTCTATGGTTTCTGTAACCCCTGCAATAAATCCATTAATAATAATTTTGCAATTTTGATCTGTAATATCCACAGAATCAATATATTTCATATTTTCAGATTGTTGCAAAACATCTTTTAGCAACAATGTAGGGAATTTTTCTGATATTTTTGTAAGCAAAGATAAATTCAACACAATTCCAATAGGAGCTCCTTCTGGTGTATTATGCAATACTAGACCAGATTTGTGCAAAAATCGACCCCTGTTATTATCGTCGAGTTGCCATCCTACAAAGTCATTCTTTGGAACGGGTCTTACCATGAATCTAGTACCAAGAAATGATTTAGCTCTAAGTTGATTATTAATAGGTTTTAATATTTTACTATTATTTGCCGATGGAATTTTGCAAGTATCTACTCCAGTAATTGTAAGTTCTTTTGTAAGCTGACCTGTTGTACGAATATTCGTAGAAAATCCCAATGACATTATAATTGTGTATATATTTTCAAACAATCTTGAATTTGTTCCATTTATTCTTATTTCATTTTTGTTATGTTTTCTTACACTTCCGCTACCATCTATGTATCCTGCAAGCAATTTAATTCTAAAATCTTTGTCACTTGCTATGTATTTATTTTTAATATATTTAACGCCATCTTCACAGTTCTCTGTAAATTCACACAATATATTTATATTGTTTTTGAGAATTCTGTAATAATTCTTTTCAAAGTGTTCAATAACATAGTCATTAGATTTCAAATAATTTACAACATTTGTATCTAAAGTATTATTAATTCTGAGTGCCGGTCCCCTACCACGCGATAACCACAAACCCAACAAATAAGGATCAATATTATGAGTAGTAGTCCAATTAATGTTATCTATTTTATACAAAACCAATTTTTCCTGTGTATATGTGCTCAATTTTAGATAAGTTGCAACTGTTATATCAAGCGTATCATCAAGTATAATGCTACCTGAGAATTTTTCAGCTTCTACACGGGTGTAAAAATGCGAACTTCTATATGTATTAATATCTCTGTCAAAATATGTTACAATAAATCTGTAAGAACGATCAGTCCTATTTGCAACTACAATTGAACCATGATTTCTAATTTTGAGAGTTAAAATATGATTATCAGTCACTTTATGTCTTGGAAAATTGTTTTTAGCGGGTATTATTTCATACATATTGCTTACACCCTTACAAACACTTTTTACTTTTACAGGATTACCCCTATCATCTATTAATTCATCTCCGATTGCAATATCTTTTCCGTATTTAATGCTACCATTCCACATCAGTACTTCAATATTTGGTTCAAAACATTCTGAAGGACATATGTACATAATTTGAGATGGATGAATTTGCCTAATTTTTGTATTTTTTGATTCTTTTCCTACGGGAATTGTAAGGCGTCTTAAATTAGACAATGTAGCCCCATATGAAAGCCTCGATAGTACTTGTGAAACTCCTGTTCTAATATAAGCGTTTTTAGGTACGCCCCAATTACCTGTAGAAAAACAATGTTTCAATCCATTTGTTATAACAGGTAATCTACTGATAATACCTAGAGCGTCTGGTATTTGTTTTTTCTTTTCGATTGTATTAATAATTGCCTGTGTAAATTTTTTAAACAATTGTTTAATTAATTCATAGCATAAAACACCCGCAGATTCTACTCTTTTATTAACATAATCATCCCTGTCATCTATAGTTTTAACTCCAATTATCGTATTAATAAGTTTATTTAAAATTAACCCGCAAAACATAGCTTTTTCTTTGTTTGTTGATGATACCCCCAAATGAGGAAATAACTCATTCAATACGACTTGGCGGGAATAATCTACTTTTTCAGATTCCTTAATTGTGTGAATTGAAAATTGACCAATGTAACTGAAAGCGTTTTCAATAGTCTTTTCCTTGATATATTTATCATGTTCTACAATTGGTATATTAGAAGGTATATTACCTGAATAATTACAAAAATACGAATCTCGATCTATATATTTAATGTATTTATCTGCTTTTTCCACATTTTTAATACCAATAAGATTGTAAATATCTTCAACCGATACAAATCCATAAGCTTTGAAGATGACACCTACCGGGATTACATCTTTAATGTAAGGAATTTTAAAAAATATTCCGCGGTCGTCCCAAGAAAAGAAACATTTAACAAGTGCAGAATGCCCGGTATCAGCAGACATACTTCTAACTTCTGAAACTAGTCTATATTTTTCTCCCTTTTTCAAAGCAAAAACTTTTGGAACATTATACATTCCTCTTAGCTGAGGTATCAATACACGTTCTTTTCCTTTTATTATAAAGTAGCCACCTGCGTCATACTCACACTCACCTGCTTTAATTCTTTCGTTTTTAGACATTTTTGTCAAATAACATTTACTAGTCCTTAGCATAATAGGTATTCTACCAATTACTACCCTAGTATGTTTTTCTATTTCATCTGGATAACCTTCTACTTTTAATACAGTTGTAATACTACAGTATATAGGAGAATCATAGCTTAAATCACGAAGTCTTGCCTCGTTTGGTGTAAATGATCTTAGTAATCTATGTTCTTCTGTCATCGTAGGAGATGGAATATAAACATCCCCAAATATTAGAGTGAATTCACTGTATAAATTGTCTTCATTTTTGTTAATAATATTAATTGGTGGTTCTTCTGTTAAAATTTTATTAATACCATGTTCTATAAAATTGTTAAAAGATTCTGTTTGATGGTCAACAAAACCTTTATTTTTAAAATTATCACCTAAAATTTTCCAACAAGTATCTTCGTCGATCATTTTTTTAAAATTAAAAAACTTGTTTTAAAATCGATTATATTATTATGGTAACTTATTAATTTGTAATGAATATATATACTGATGGATCATGTATTAAAAATCCAGGTGGGCATGGGGGATGGGCGTTTTGTATTCCAGATAAATTTATTGTAAGCGGTCATGATCCATCAACAACTAATAATAAAATGGAATTGAAAGCTGTAATTGAAGCTTTGAAATTTGCAAAATGCAATGAAGTTGTAATAAACACAGATAGCCAATATGTTATAAAGTGTGCAACTGGTAAATTCAAAATTAACGCTAACAAAGAATTATGGTCTAGTTATTTTAACATTGCTGAAAATATTAAAATTGAATGGATATGGGTAAAAGGTCACAGTGGAAATTATTATAATGAAATTGTCGATAAATATGCTTATTCAGAATCTAAAAAAATTTTTGAAAAATAAAATAAATTATATAATATAAAATGCCACAAGACGGAGATCAACAATACAATTCTTGTCAATTTGCTACATTAGCCACTTATAACGGAGCGATAGGTAATCCAGCTCTTGCTGGTCAAACACCTGTACCATTAACAACCGCGGTTGGTATGCAATTGGTACCTGCGTGGGCCCCAATAGGATACAACTCTTTAATGAGGAGCGGTCAATCTCCATGCAACGGTTACCCAACAATTATGGGTGCTTATGGAACAGGTTCTAACAATTGCCAAACTCAATACGTTAAACGCCTATGTGCTTAAATTTTAAATCAAATTTTATTATGAACTAAAATAATAAAATCTATGTTAAATTAGACAATTCTGATAAATTATTAATAACAGAATTGAACATTACTATATTTTCAAAATAAATTTTATCTAACACAAGTATAGAGTTTTCATATTTATTTTTACAAATAAGATGACTTTTCCTTATTTGTGTTTCAATATCTTGTAGTTTTTTTAACTTTTTGTTACACAAACCAATAAATCTACTACTATCAATATCAGCAGTTACTGTATTTTTATTAGTGTAATAAGCTTCTTTTTTTAACATATCTTGTTTAATGGTTTCTTGAGATTTTATGTTCTTAAGTAATAAGACATATAGAGTGTCTTGTTCTGATTTAAGTTTTTCGCACGTCCCGGTAATCAAATCGTTTTGAACTAAAGAAGATTTATACTTGTTAAAGACAGTATCCATCTTTCTTCTATTTTTATTTTTGTTATTCTTTAACAGTGCATATATACCATTTTTGATGATTTTTGAAAGATCAATAAACTTGTCGGTGATTTCTTCTTTAAAAAACGAATCAATATCAATAAATACATATAATTCCCTTAAACTATTAGAATACTTAGTAAATTCATAGGTATCCAATGAATTATCCTTTTTAATACCGCATATTAAATTGTTGTACATAACCCCTATTTTTAAAGTTTGATTTGACACGCAATATCTCAATCTTTTAACAAGTCTAATAAGTTCTTTGAATTCGTTTAGTTTTTTGTAATCTTTTACTTCTAGTTGTTTGTTGTAAGAGCGTACAACAGATTCTATATTATTATCGTTGTTATCTATTGTGTCATAGTCTTCTTCAAGATCATTTTCATTATTTATATTTGCAAAATCTTCTGCTACTTCTTCGGTTTCTGTTAAATCTATATATTTAATTTCAATACAATTATATTCTGGCGATTTGTAAATCGTATATCTACTTGATATATATAACATAAAAAAATCCGCAATTTCCTTCATATGTATTTTTAAGAACACACAATCGTTATCTATTGTATAAATCGTATCTATATTCATATTGAATTTTAGTAAATAATTTCCAATTTGTTCTAATCTAAATTCTGGCATTTTAACTTAATTAATTTAAAACTTTATATAATTATTGTATAATGGACTCAAGCGACGATATTACTACCTTGCAAAAAGGAGCTAATGTACGTTCAAATAAAGAAGATACTGAAATGACAGACTTAATATTAGACACAAACATTTGTGATGATTTAATAAGTGTTCATAAAATGAACTATTTAGTTCTAGGGATATTGTTATTTATACTAATTTCGCTACCACAAACAATACAATTTATTAAAAATATTGTACCGCTCGCTATCAATCCAGGTATTTCTATTTTAATACAAATCTTGTTATTTAGTTTATTATATTTCGTAATATCAAATAAATATTTTATTTAAATATTAAATAAAACCATATAATAAAAAAATGTCATCTTGTTCATGTTCTAACGTAGAAGGATTATCTTTATTAGATAGTGTTAACGCTGGCAGATTGTATAACACTTATAATCCATCTAAAGTATTTATACCTTTGACAACGCAGCTTATGTACAAAGTGAATAACCCTGCATTGCAGCAAACAATGGTTCAAAATGCTTTTTCCCAACCCACATTTTCACAAGAAACAACTCTAAAATCAATTGCTGCATCATCAGAAAATTTAAGTGTTCAAAATAGTGATTTGTTAAACTATTTAAAACCTGAAAAAGATTTTGTAAATTCTATACAGTCGGAAAATAATCCACTAGAAACAGAAAATAATCTTAATAAAGAACTAATAGATACTACTACTATGTCATCTTTAACAGGTAAGACAGGTTCTAAAATTATGAAGATTCATGAACCAGAATCTGTTTTAGTAAATAAACGTACCAAGAATAATGGCAATAGCGACGACTATTCTGATTTTAGTACTATGGATATCCCACTCCGTTCCCTTGTCATGTTGAAAAACAAAATAGAAAAGAAGGAAATGATTGATGAACTTGTAGAATATGCTCAAATATGGGATAAATTAATATATGAAAAAGAACAATCAAAAGAAATGCTACTAGAATTTCGAACCAAAGCTCTCGAGATTTTTGGTGAAAATGATGTAGATCGTTTTGAAAAAAATATAGGATTAAATGATAGTTACAAAGATATACTCCATTTATCACCAAACACAACTGCACAATCGAGTTTAAGAGAATTTTATAAGTCAATCAGTGGAAAGAGCGGCGAAGCTGTATACATTTGTATTAATGGTAGTAATGTTCAAAAATCCACGAATGCCAAGTGTCCTGATGGTTTTAAATTACACAAATATACAGAACCATTTACAATAGATCCTGCAATCTAATTTTATATGTTCTAGAACATATAAAATACAATATACTTACTTCTTTTTGTAATAAAAAGTGTATCCATAGTAGGCTGCGGGAAATACTAAAGATATACATAAAGTAACAACCAGTAATCTATTGTAATTTAGTACTGTAGAATTTTTAGCACTGTCAGCTGGATCTATCACTTCTTTTGTGACAAAATTTGGCTGTTTAATTGTCAGTGCTATTAGTATAATTATTGGTATAGACAAAAATATAAGATTTAATTTACCTATTTTATTAATTATTTTTTTTGTGCCGCTATCTTGAGGGTCAGAAGATTCAAGCGCAGACATTGCGTTATTTAATTCTATGGCGGTCGATCCTCCTGTTATTTGATCAACTCCTGTCATTTTTACATTTAAATTTTAACTTTTAGACTAAAATTGTTTTTCCGGATCCCAATAAGTCAATAAATTATCTTCTAATTTATCCTTTTTTGCACCTTTAACTTCAAAAATTGTATATTCGTATTCGTATAGATTAATAGTAGTATTAAATAACAATCTTGAAATTATAAATATCGCTTCAAATATTTTTTCGAGTTTTTCGATCGATAGACTATTTACTAGTCTTTTCGGTGATATTTTAGCATATGCTAAACTTTCGCATTTTAATTCGTTTGAAACCCCCACTAATATATTAGTATCCATTAAAAATTGTGTAATATATTTATCTTTGTTACTAGCTGCTATTTTTAAAAAGTGTTCAAGTGTAAAAACATCAGACATTATATAAACATTGTCAAATACTACTTCTTTATTTTTAAATATAACAGGATCTGGGTTAGTTCCTGAAAGCCATACAGTTTTCTCGTTATCAAATTCTAGATATAAAATACTTTCAGGTGTATATGAATTTGACCAAGAAACATTAAATAATGTAATATACATGTTAAAAAAAAGTTTGTTATGTACAAAACGAACGCATATATTATCACCCGAAAATTTAACGTTATCTATAAGTGCCGGAAATCTATTTTCGTTTTCAATATAACCAGACGGATACTCGTTTAAATATGTTTCTTTAGTAAAATATAAGTTTTTAACTTTACTGCCCGTATATTTTTCTAAAAATTCATAATTAAGATATTCGTTTCCAAAATTGTTCATTTTTTATTTTTAACTAGATAATTAAAATTTTCACAAGTTTTAATATCTTTTTTTTCTAATTCTTGAACAATACCTAACTTATAAACCCCAATAGCTTCAAATTTGCCAGAATTTTCTTCAAACACAATTCCACTGTCTGCACAATAGTGTTTGTTGATTTCGGGATTAAACATTATTTTGGCTTTTTTTACAATAGCGGCTCCACTTTTCTTTTCTTTTGCAATTTTGTGTTTGCTGCACAAAGTCTGCCCTTGCTTAATTTTAATCCCGCAACATTGACCTTTACGTTTACCGGTTGATAATAAATGCATACACATATTATTTACCTTTTCTTTTTCCTCTTCGTCAGAACTCACTATTACATCTTCTTCATCGTCTTTAATATTCTCTAAAGTTTCTGTCACTAAGTTTTCCAATTCTTCAATCGGAATGCTGTACTTTGCAGAAACTTTAATAATATATGCTTCAATACTACTATCTACAAAGCTTTTAATTTTATCAGTTAATATTTCATTCATATAAATTAATTACTATTTTTAAGGTCAATAATCAATTGATTATTTTTCAAATAACTAAAAATTATGTCACACAAATCATTTTTGGTCAATTTATTAGTCGTGGGGATCACTGCACGCCCGCCTATTTCAAACAAAGGAATATTATCTAATGTATCATATACTAAAATATAGTATTTATTATCAAACCCGAGCTTAATTATTCTATTCTTTCTTTTGTTGAAAATTAGTAGTTTAGCATCATCCATATCCAAATCATTTTTTATAACTTCTTCAACTTGGATAACTTTATAGTTCAATTTTTTTTCTTCTAAATATTTTTCAACAAACTCTTTACCTTTACTTTTATCATTTAATATTTGTCCAATAATATTTTCAATGCAAAATTCATTTTTGTCCTCTTGAATATTATTTTCTACGCTTACACAAGCTATAGTACTTTTATCTGTTGGATTGTCGGTGCGGTTAAAAATTATTTGGTAATTTTTATTTGTATCATTTCCGTAAAAATTAATGCCAAGCTCCTCCATTTTTATATTTATACGGTCCATGTCATTTGATTCTTTGTCGGGTTCATTATTCTTTTTAACGCAAAAGGTTCCAAGAACGAAATTTGAAAATTCGTTCTTCGGTATATATGATGCCAGAGAACATATTGATTCTTTAACATTTGGTTCTAAACTATTGTAAGTATCGACTAAAGTTGTGTCATTTTTATCTTTGGTATAGTTCATACATATTTTATTAATTTTTTTAATTGTATCCTTGTCATTTTGATTTTCGAACCAGTCATTAAGAGTATTGTATTGAAATACTGCCGTTGAATCCGAATAATAACTTAATAATTTGTCGTTGTTCAAAAATACATTATTCACGCAAAAGTAAGTATCTTTTTCACACCTTAAAAATGACATAATTCCAATATTGTTTGTAAGAATTTGATTAGTTTCTATTATATCGTTTAAAATTTCTAATATTAAAATAATCGCAGCGCTTTTTCCTTCATTATTCGTAAAAGGTCGTATAAAATTACCATTAATTTTGTCGTAAATTTCTGCTAGATTTAATTCAGAATTATTTTTAAATAAAGTTGTAATTTCGTTACGAATGTCTTCTTTTATACTATCTGCGTAATACATTATATATGTACTAAAATCTATAGGATTATCTAAATTTATGTTTCCATCACAAGTCCAATTTTTGTCCTCGCCCGTAACTAAATTTCGCTCTTTTGTTAAACTACAATCTATTGCGGTTTCTTTAGCAATTTTTTCTACAAGTTTAGATTTAGCCCATTTTTCTTCAGAAGTTTTATACATAGAAATGTCTATAGATTTTTTGATAACGTTAATATCATCAATATTTGGAATACTTGCGTGTAAATATACTTTTACTTCAGGTTTGACACCGTTTCTTTGTTTTATTAAATCATTATGCGAGCCTAGCCTATAACCACGGGCAATAACTTGCATTATTTCCGAATAATTCCATGCAGGAGTTTGAACGTGAATAATTTCTATATTTTTAAATGTATAACCTTCTGAAACTACATTTGAACCTAAAATAATTTGAACATTATTTTCAGATTTGTTAAAACTGTTTAGTTCTATATTTGTCTGATCATTTAACGTATCGCTAGTAAGAATCAATATTTTGTTGAGGTCGATCATAAATATTTTTGTCAAAATTGCAGCAAATAAATAAATACCATGCTTATTTACAATAGAATTGTATATAAATATTTTCTTTTTTTCCTCTAACGCAACTAATACATTACTAATTGTATTATAATATGTAATAGAATATTCGCGTAACGTTTCTAATTTCTTTTGTTTATCACTATCACCTTTGAACAAACGGACGAATCGATACCAATACGAATTACTGCCTAATTTTTTATACCCCATGTGATCAATTCCATCTGTTGGTGGTTCTCTATGTTGCTTGTCATGAACCACAGGATCTGCAAATAATGAAACCTGCCTCTCTTCTAATCTTGCCGCACCAGGATCTGTTACATCTATTTCTAAATATTTGCTAGTTTGGTAGTCACTCATCTTTTCATAATACAAATCTATATCATTTTTCAAATAGGTAAGTTGGTCATCAATTTCGCTGCGAATAAATTCTAACTTTATGTCAGTTTTTGGAGATGATAAAAACGAAACATACCCTTTTATTTTTTCTTTGATAACATCTAAATTATCATAGTCTTGATCAGGAATTTGGTCTTTATTAGGTAATATTAGATTCATTATTGGTGTAAATGTATTTTCTTTGTCAGTTATTGGAGTTCCTGATAGTAATAATATTTTACAATTATTAACTTTATGTAAAAACTGGTGAAACTTATTGTAGGTTGAGTCATGAACTTTATAATCTTTTACTATAAGATTATGCACCTCGTCTAATATAAATACGCAATTTTCATAACTAGCAGGGGATTGATTTATAAATGTTTGATACGTTGAACATACATAAAATTCGTCAAATTTTTTCTTGTCAAATTCCTGCACATTGCTAGTTTTATTTTTCTTCAAATATTCATTTTTTTTAGTACATTTAAAAGCTACTTCATTTTTAAAATTGTTGTGGAGGCCTTCGCCTTTAGAAATATACACACACTTTCGGAAACCATACAATCTTAAATTTTCAGCTACTCCTACGGCCGCACAAGTTTTACCGGTCCCCATTTCGTGATACAATAATAAATTATTGTAAGGAGTGTAAGAAGATAAAAACCGTGCAACAATTTTTTGACTTGGTAAATAATCAGAAAAATCGGCTTCTTGCTTTTCACTTAATTTAAGTTCTCTAAACTCATATTTATCGTATAAATTTTGATAAAACCCCTTATCTGTTACATTAGGATAAACAGGTAAAAAATCCTCTAACTGTAATACCATCTAGATTTTATAATAAGTATTATAAAATTTAAATCTAATTATCATTGATTTTTAATATTTTTAATAATTTTCTTAACAAGATTACAATCATTTTCGAAAACTCTAACAGTAATATATCCTGGTAACATTTCACCTACAATTTCATAGGTATTTTTATCTTGAAATTTTACTAAAACTATGGAAGAGTCATAGTCAGTGTTTATTTTGTATTCTGATAGTAAAGGTAATCCTGTCACAGAATCAAATACAAATATATTATACTTAAAATGATCTGCGATAGATGGTTCATTGTGAAAACTAATAGTTTCAACTTGATTAGAATTTAAAAAATCTGAATAAACCAATTTTTCAATTGTTTCTAAAAATATGTCAATAAAATTATTCAACTGTTTTAAAATATAATCAGACTTATCAGATTTAATCATTTTTAATTCACTGCACGAGTCAAAAGTATTAGTAATTAAGCTTTTAAATTTAACCTTGAAATCTTGATTTGCTAAAGTTAAATTGTTGATAGTTTTAAATATATTGTTTATATCTACAATAGTGAAAAACAATTTACATACTTCTTTAGAAATTATTAAATTATCCAAAACAACTTGATTTAATTGCGACGAATCTATAGATTTTTCATCTATATTTGACTTTATACCAATCATATAAATTGCACAGAACTTTTTGAACTCATTTGAGTCCTTAATAATCCAATCTTCTTTATTTAGTTTTAGTAATTCATTCATCGTTTTTTCGGCTAATATTTTTCTATGGGGTTTTTTCATAAATAAATAATCTGAAAATTTAGTAGATAAAACACAATGTAAAAATGAATTAGTTTTAGTTATACCGGTTCTAACATAAACCGATGTTTCCTCATCGAACGGGGTTTGAAAAACTACAGTCTGATCTGTTTTCAATTTTTCAATTGTCTCAAAATGAGCAGATTTATTTTTAACAGGTTCTTGATCCATTATTTAACCTAATAACTGATTTCTTTTAAATAATGTTAAACTGAAATATATAAATTTTCAAATAAGTTTAGTATTTATATATTCCTATAAATAAATATGAAAATTATTCCAATAGATTCTAACCCAAAAACATACAACACCGATTGGTTATTATTTGATGACACAGTATATACTTCTATACAAGGTCCAGCATGTTTTAATACAATTGAAGGAGTATGTTATACTACAGAATCTCTCGAAGAGTGTATAGCTAAATGCGACGAACATGAAAAATGTTCTTACGGTTATTATTTAACTTCGAAAGATAATAATATTTGTGTCCCTATGTACACGGAAACTTTTATTAATCAAGCTAATTATAGCTATGAACTTATAAACACTAAAAATTTTGAAAACTTAAATTACAAAGGTACCGCTTTTTTAGACACAAGATATAATAATTATCCTCCAAAAAGTACTAGTATAATTTTTTATGATGATATAGTAAGAATAGAGTTTGATGAAAGCACGCTTTCTTTAAAGCTTGATACAGAAGATGTAACTGTTTCAAATCTTAAACAGAATTTTATAGAGTTTAGGATAAACCAGCTGCTAGTTAATACTGAATTTTCAACAAATCCATTAAATTACAACAGTAAATGTTTGTTATCTATAAATAATAGTAATTTAACAATAGGTATTGATAACCTTTCTAAGGATTTATTAAGTGAAAATATTACAATTGAACCAACAGCAACTACACTTAGAAGTGCGACAGAACAAATGTTTGAAATAATACCTGCTGATGTAGAAAAAACAGGCAATCCGATAAATTACTATGAAAAAGTTTATTTAAAATTAAATACGATCGGTGGTTATTATAATATCCCATCTGCAACTAAATACTTATTTGTGAAAGATGATAATTTTATATATTTAACTGATGATGTAGATAAAGCAAGTTTGTTTAAATTTATACCAGTTAATAAAGCATTCAAATGCGAAAATAATTCATGCGTACCTACAGAATTATTACCAGATAGTGAAAATATTTATAGAGATAGCACTTGTTTTAATCTATGTAATAAAACTCAGTCTAAGGAATTTTATGAACCAAAATCTAAACAAAAACCCAATAACAGAATAGTTTTAATATTAATTTTAATGTTATTATTGGTTCTTGCTGTCATATTGCTCCTTTGTTTAGATTTTGGTTCATAAAACTCAGTCTAAGGAATTTTATGAACCAAAATCTAAACAAAAACCCAATAACAGAATAGTTTTAATATTAATTTTAATGTTATTATTGGTTCTTGCTGTCATATTGCTCCTTTGTATGTGATCTGTTTTGTTCTTCTTGCATTGTACTTAGATGTAATTTTAAAAACTTATGTATAATATATTTAAGCTTTACTGGAAGATCATTAAAATTCCATTTAAAATTACATGTCATATCAGAATTAACGTCTTTTTTGCCTTTGAAAACAATTTTGCTGTTTTCAATTGACTCGATAACTGCCTTTGTTTGATTTTTTTTAGAAAATATTATAATTATAACATACAATAAATTCATACCGTTTTGATCAAGTTTGTTAATCATATTAACAACTTCTTCTTTTATTGCACTATTCATTTCTACCTTTGGTAGATCTTTTGATAAATTATCAAATAAAGGAAAAGTATCAGTCATTTAATTTATTTAAATGAATTAAACTATAAATCAATTTTTATTATCGTACGCTTCGTCAAATTCTAAATAACACACATCTTCTCCGTCTCCGCAAATTGGATGTCCAAGACAATAACTTGGAATTTTAGAACCTTGTTTGACAATTTGTTTATTATTTACCATACCGTTTCTAGTATTATTAACAGTTTCTTTAGAATTATAAGTTGCAGCTGCTGATGTGGTAACTTCTACTATAAAATTAGTAATTTCCTGTTCTGTGTGGGGACCTTGGTACCTAATATAAGGGCGGCCATTTATATAAAGTATTATATAAGGTACAACATTTATAGGATTTTTAGTATTTCTAGATAACAATATACATTCTTTAGAATTTCCTACATTAACTATCCCAAATTGACAACCATGTATTGAATTTGATAAATTTTTAACAACTGGCAGTAATTTTTGACAGTGTATACATTTGCTAGAATAAAAAATTACTATTGATATACCTTTTATTTGTGTAGTCATAATTGGACCTTTCATTCCGTCTATTAATTTAAAATCATTTGATTGTAAGAATAATAGACCTGTCATTTGTTATACCTTATCTTAATTTTAAATTTACATAATTGTTGTTTTAAGAAAAATCTTATTGAAAATAAACAATATGTCGGATAAAAATCAGCTAATACATGACACAAGAAATGTTAATAAATCTTGTGACATACTTAGTATAAATTACAAGCATCCAATAACTTTGACAGATAAATTTGAAGATTTTAATGGCACTTCTGTTGAACAAAAATACACTTGGAATTCACCAGCAGCGTATATATATTCAAGTTTGTTGCATTACATGGAAAACAAAATTAGTGTAAATAATTATGAACCAGATACTTTGGCTGATATTCATAAACAATTAATTGAAAAAGAAATTATATATAAAACTGAGAATATCTTAAATGACGTAATTAGTGAAAAGCTAAAAGATGACGAAAATTTTAAGAATCAGTTAAGGGAGACTGGTAATAAAAAAATAATATATAAAAGCCCTAACAACTTAATAGGTACAGGCATTGATGGAAAAGGCAAAAATTTACTTGGAAAATGTTATATGAAACAGAGAAACGTTTTACAAATAGAGCAGCAAAAAAGTGAAAAAACTGATTTGATTGAATTTGCCAAAAAAATTATCAACGAAATAAATAATTATTACAATAATGCTGTAAATGTGCTTCGTAATTATAAAGAATTATTTAACCCAGATATAAATTTTGAAAACATACAAGACGTTGAAGAACTGATTGTGTTTATTGAAGAATCTGCAAATAAATTAGAAACAAAAGTAACAATCGATAATTATGATATTGTGTATAATGAATATATGAATAACACATTACCGTATGGAGTTAATAATATTATAAATTCTGTAGAAATAGAAGATTTGAAAACTTTTGACAATTTGCAAAACTTTGTAAATTTTAACAATTATAAAAAGAAAATAATTAAAATTGTGCTTAAAGAACACATTGGTGAATACGTAAATTCTATTACAGATAGCAGAAACAGAGGAATTATGGATAAATATGTTAATTTTATTATAAGCGATAAATTTACAGCCACTGGACCTAATAATAAAAGTTTAAATGAGGAAGTTAGAGCTAAAATTACTCAGGATATATCAAAAGAACAGAGTTTAATTTTTAACGAAGACGGTGATATATGTACTAAGAAAATACCACAACGCCTTGTAGAATTATATAAAAATTATAGAAAAGATTTAAAAGATAATAATGAAACAAAATCTTTTATTAAGTTTAATCAAGAAGTTATGCAAAATATTATGACAGAATTTAAAAGATACAATCCTTCAGAGACTATTGTTAGTAGTATAATGGATTTTTCAGTTGAAGATAATGACATTACTCTATTGGAAAAAATATTAAGTTATGTTAATCAGCAATCTGATGAATTGTCCGAAGATCAATACGAGATTAATACAGGAAATATTTTTTCACCTACATATAGAGACCTTGACAATAGATTTTTTTTAGTACATATTAATGGCAAACCTAAAGAGTATCCAGATATTACAAGTTATTATTTTGTTGAAATGTTAAAATTTATTAACAATGCAACTAATAGCGAAGATTTTTATGATTTGATCAAATCTGAAACAGATGGATATAAAAGCCCTGTTGAACTTTCTAAATTATTTGATAAAAATTATGCAGAAATAACACAAGAAAAACTTGCAAAAGCGTTAGTGAGAATACTAAATGTTAAATTTACTTGCTGTTCAATATCATGTGCGGCTCTTGACGCTCTTCTTGATCTGCCAAAAAATGCAACTATAATTTGGGGAAGTTCTAATACAATTTTAGGAATGAATAATAAAAAAGAAGGGGAAAATCTTGTTGGTAAATATTTATCACAAATTAGAGCTTCTTTTGAATACAGAAAAAGGACGGCTTTGACGAGTAAATCTTCGGCATCTGATAAAATCAAAAATGCTTTAACCGACAAATCTAAAAGAAAACTATTTATGAACTGCGTAAACAAATTCAATTATCAATTGAATCTATATGCAGAATTTAAAACAATATTTGATGTAGATAATCAAGAGTTATCAGATCACGATGTAAATTGTTGTAAAAAATTTATGATGCTATTATTTTCAAATTGCGACATATTACATCTAATTGCAAATAACCATATAAATGTCATAAAAATAAAGGAGGAAATAATAAAGCTATCAACGGGGGAGATTTTTCCAAAAAATTGTCCTGCCGCTTTAATACAATGGTTTTGGGGATTTTTTATTCTAATCGCATCCAATGTATCTGACGAAATTGTAGAAGTAATTATAAATAAAGATAATCAAAACAAAACAAATGAGAATTTTAAAACTCAACCAGAAGAGTATATTAAAAATTTTGTATTAACTATAATCTCAGTGTTGTATTATTTTATAAATGTTTATGTTAATAGAACCGATAATGATAAATATATAGAATTTAGTTACGATAAAATCATACAATTTATAAAAGTTATAATATTCAATAATAAAGATCAAGTATTAGATGAAAATTTTAGTAAAACACTTGATAATACATATTTAAATAATTTTTATGAATCATGCAAAGAGTGTGTAGGAATAATAGTTGATGATGCTAGCAAAGAGCAGTTCAACTTATTACTTAATACTATTAAAGTTAAATCTGAAACTATCCCAAAAATAGAGAATCTAATTGTTTATTTTAACAACCCGCAATTTATATTTAATAGGAATATTAATACCCCTATTAACGCGTAATAAAATTTGGTTATTATATTGTTAATATAAAAACTAGAAATAATTTTTAAAATGTATATGATAATACTAAAAATCGTTATTGTACTATTGTTAATAGTTATTATTACTGTGCAAACGATTAAAAGATTTACGTATTTTAAACCATCAACTTTAAATTTTGGAATACCTGAAGGTTTTAGCACTGTGAGATACAAAAAATTACTAGGTATTAATAAAATTGTAGGAGATAAAAATAAAATAATTTTATTTTTACCAGATTTTAACGAGAATTTTAGTCATTATAATAATCATATGGAAGCCTTAAATAATGTTGGTTTTGATTCAATAATTTACAATTATTCTGGATACAATACACCAGGTATTCCAAGCGAAAAACAATTAATTGAAGATTGCAAAAACATGGTAGTGTCTTTGTTAGATAAATATCGCTTGCAAGATATTATACTTTTTGGAAATGGGATAAGTAGTTTTCTTGCGATGTATGTCTCAATGGAATTCAAAATGGATAAGGTGATTTTAAGATTTCCTGTAGAATCTATACATAAAAGACTTGGTAAATATTATCCAGAATTCATTTTTAACGAATTCAATATTAATAAAAAATGCTCGTCGTACAAGGGTTCTATTCTTTGTTTTTCTAAAGGTCCTGTAAATGGATTTGAAAAATATAATGTACAATATTATAATAAACCTCATGTTAATCTAATAGCAGATTATATTAATGATACGTAATGTATTCAACTTTCTCGGGGCTAATAAATTTTCGCCTAATATCTTCTAACGACAATATTTCCTTACCTGTTCTCTCATTTACAAAATTGTGAAAGCTTGCAAAGAAATTAAATAAGCTATCTCTTGACTTTACAATATTATCTAAATACTTTTCATGCGTTGAAATGTATGCTGCTGCATGTATTGCACATTTTTCGCACGGAATCATACAAGATAATCCAAATATAAAACTCTTCATTTTTTCTTGATAGAACAATGAAGGTGTTTCTGGATATTGAGCTGAACTATTATGAAGAGTAAACCAAAATGCAGGGCCCCATAATTCAGGACTTCCAATTGCTTTGGTTTCCACAGTTTTGTATTCAACTGCTAAAGTTTTATCCTTTTTCATTTTTACTATTATAGCAATTGTTTTTAAAATATTATTTTATTACTAAATTTTTTTTGTATTTTAATTATTGGATAGTCAATATTGTTCAGCGAAAACAAAGTTGTAAGGTTTTCAAAATCAGGCTTTTTAGAATATTCAATATTAGGAGAATCGCATTCGTCAAAATTATTGAACAAATTTCTAACTGTAGTATGATTTAATAATTCAATATTTTCTAAATCTGGAATATTGTCTATATTTTTATATTTCTCTATTAATTTAAATGCCCCAGCATTACCTATTTTTGGTATATTATTGTTATAATCGGTACCACACATTATACAAAAATCAATCATTTGTTCATGTGTAAAATTAATTGTTTCTAACAAAACTTTAAAATCAATAGCTTTTACTGTTTTGTTGTAAATGTTAATTCTGTTCAATATATAAGGTGTTCCATAAGGTATCAAATCAGTATCCTCCGACAATACAGCATCTACTTTATTGTCAATACATAATTTAGCACATGTTTTTTCAGCTTCACTGACTGCAGTAATATAATTTATACCCATCAAACTTAACACTTTTTTAAGAAGAATAATATCATCTTTTGTAACATTTATCAGTTGATTTTTCTTACTATTTACTAGTTTTTCAAGTAAATTGTCATTAATCTTATCTTTACCAAGTAATCTTGTGTTTTTTGAATGACCTTTATAGAATTTTTTAAGATTTTCTGATAAAATACCTGTATTAATATATTCGTTGTAGTCAATTTCCAGTTCAATTATTGTATTCTCTAATTTATCGCGGGCTGAACTACGTTTATCTTTTTCAAGGCACTTTTCTGCAGGCGGTTTTCCGTCAAAAACAAAAGTAGGGTGAATATTTAGTTCTTTTAAACAGCAAATTAAATCAATAAAAGAAATCATCCATTCACCCCCGTTTAACGCCTTATATTTATATAGATACAAAGATGTATCAATTGCTATTTTTTTGAATCTTAAATTTTCCAAATCAATATCTATTATTGCACACGAAAATTTGGTTTTAATAAATTTATTTAAATTCTTTATACCCATTTATTATATAAAATACATATTTTTATATGTATTTTATATCAATTTTATAAATACATCATATTAAAAGTATGGTTGACATCTTCAGGGTAAAATTCGTTTATTGCGTCTGATATATCTTCTTCTGTAATCATCTTAATCATAAATTCTTCTCCAAAATTTCTTCGTGCATATATCATTTTGCATTTTGTAATAAAGCTTTCTATACTTCCGCCGTTAAATTCAAATAATTTACTATGGTTTGTCAGCAAGTTTTTCAAAAACGGTTCTGACGCGTTTGTATTCCAGTCTTGATCTTCAAACATGTTTAATAACACCAATACAAGCGTGTTGATAGAGGATTGTTCAATTTCGTAAATCCATTGAAATCTTCTTTTTAATCCCTGATTTATCTGAAAAAAATTCTTTTCAACTTCTTCTTTATAACCGGCTCCAATGCAGCAAAAATTATTTCTGTTTTCGGATAAAAAACTATTTAGGGTATTTAACGCTTCTCTAGAAAAACTATCCTTATCTTCTGTATCTATACCAATACTGTATATTTCGTCAATAAATAAAACATTACCTAAACAAGAATTTAAGAATGTATTTGTTTTTTGAGCAGTTTGACCTAAATATCCCGCTATGAAATCATCTCTTTTTCCGTATATTATTTTATCACTCGATAAAATATTTAACTTCGAATAAATTTTAGCAAGCAACGTTGAGAAAGTTGTTTTACCTGATCCTGGCGGACCATAAACCATAATATGTAAATAATCAGTATTAGAATGTAAATTTTGTATATAATACAAAATCTGACAAACTAATGATTTTTTTATATTTTCAAAACCAATCATTTTGTCTATTTTTTTTAAATATGGTGCAATTTTCCACAATAATATAATGTTAATATTATCCACAACTCTAATGCTATTGCTCAAACCAATTAATGATTTAATATCATTAATTTTTATCTTATTAATATTTTTTTTATTTAAATATTCTGTGCATTCTTTGACCATATTTATTAACATTTATATTTTATTTTACAAAAACAATGTAAATATTTGTAGAAAAAAAATTATATATAAAGTTCCATAAAATCCTTATTACAAATAAATCTAGTAAAAAGCTTAAAAATAATGATAAAAATAAAGTATAACTACGACTTGACTTTTCTTTTATTAAAATTGTATTATTTGGATTCGGCCATTTTACAGAGTTTGGTTGATTGTACGTCAAATCATCTGAATTTTCCCAATAAACAACATTTGACATAGTTTATTAATATAAATATATATTAATAAAATAATAAACAAATTCAAGCTTAAAAACTACATTATAAATATAAAAGATGCCGCAAGCTAAAAAAACTGATGGAAAACAACCGCTCGAAAAGAAAATTAGCAATAAACAAAAACAAGTATTAGAAGTACCCAATGTGGTAAAAGAGGTTGAAGTAGACTCTGAACAAGAAACAAAAACCCGAGTTCGTAAAGTTGTAGATAAAGAAAGTATTATTAATAGCTTTGATGATCTAATTCAAGCTGTTGAAAATGAAATTGAGGCCCTTAGAGAAAATGGAAATGCCAAAAATGGCAGAGTAAATGGCGTTAAATTTCTAAGAATTGCCAATAAAAAACTTAAAACTATTAGATCACAGTCAAACAGATTAATGAAAACAAGAAAGAAGAATACTGATAGGTCAAATGGTCAAAATTCTGGATTTCTTAAAGAAGTTCCGATTTCGAAAGAACTTTATGAATTTACCGGATGGGAACCAGATACTCTTGCTTCACGAGTTCAAGTAACTAAATTCATCTGTAATTACATTAAGGAAAATGATTTGCAAAACCCTAGTGATCGCAGACAAATTAACCCTGACAAGAAACTAGCTAAGCTTCTTGATATTAAAGTTAATTCTAAGACACCTCTTAAATATTACAGTATTCAAACTCATTTGAAACCACACTTTCCAAGTAATTGTTAATTTATAACATAAAGTTATTATAAATTAAATGGAAAAATTTTTAGAAATCAAGATTAAAGAACTTTTAAAAGGAGACCGGTTAAATTTCGAAAACATTGTCCCAGTTACATACGATTTATGCAAAGTTATCAAGAAAAAGAAATCTGGTATATTAGAAAGAACATTAGTGGATCTTATATGTGATACATGCGTTCAAAATATTCTCGGTAATTATAAAGTAAGATCTAGCTTGTTAGAATATATGTCTGATTCTGAAGACGAGGCAGGCCCTGTAAAAATTAAAAGACATTTTGACGCTAAAGTTGAGTTATTAGATGTTGATATAGCTTTATTAGATTATACCAATCAGATTATTACAAGCATAGTTAAAAAGTTTTATGAGAATAAAAAAAGATGTTTGTGTTTTTAAAAATAAAATTGATTTTTAATCTAAAAAATTACATTCAATTATAAAATAATAATGAGTGGCTTTGATAAAAACACAGTTGTAACACCAGTTAAAAATTATGATACCAATAGAATGATTTTCACCGAGCCTACATCGGGTACTATCCCAGACAGTACTCCTAAAATCGAGTTTAAACGAATCAATATTCAAACCAAGAATGAAGACGGTACAGTAGGTGATTTGGTAATTTCCACATCAAGACTGTTTTCATTTGGAGTTTCAGAAAACAAAAGTCAAGAAACAGGAAAAGTAAATGGTTGGACTTTCCCATTATGCTTGTGGAGCAGGGACGGACCAACAGAACATGAAAAAGATTTTACGGAAACATTTACATCTATTGTAGGTAAGTGTATTGATCATCTTACAGAAAATAAGGAAGAAATTGAAATGTACGACTTGCAAAAGTCTGATCTAGAAAAATCTAAAGGTGGTTTGAACCCACTATATTGGAAGAAAGAAAAATATACTGATCCAAAAACAAAGAAAGTTTCGCTTCGAGTAGTTCCAGGATCTGGACCAACACTTTACACGAAGTTGATTTACTCCAAGAAAAATGAAAAGTTTCTTTCGCAGTTTTACAATATGAATGATGAAAGCGTAAATCCGCTTGATATGATGGGTAAATATTGTTACACAACATCAGCTATAAAAATTGAATCTATTTTTATCGGAAGTAAGATTTCGCTACAAGTAAAACTCTATGAAGCTGTTGTGGAACCAACTTCTTCAGGTATGAAACGATTAATTCATAGCAGGCCTGTTGAGAGATCTGTTTTTGATACAAACGTACAAGGCCTTGAAGAAGAATCGACAGAAAAAACTAGCGATGATACTGTAAGCGACGACGATTCGATTGAAGAAGATCCTGAACCTGTTCAAATTCAACCTAAGAAAACCGTAAAGAAAGTAATCAAAAAGAAGTAAATATAAGTTAAAATATATGTTTTACAAAACATATATTTTTATTTGGGTTTTCCAATTACTATTTCGCCATCTCTTTTTATATACCAGCAGTGATCATCTTCACATTTTCTATCATTATAAACAGTATAACTTTTATATACAGGAGGTTTAGAACATACAGGACATATATCGTTTTCATCTTCTTTAATATTATTTGTCATGTAAGAATTTTCTAATACCACGCTTTTGAACTCATTTTTCTTTTTACCTTTTGCATTTTCGTCAAAAGTTTTATAAATACCATTTAATGAGGTATTTATATTTGTTATTATTTTCCCACCGCCTGTAAATGGTTTGGCGTTTTCAGGTTCTTCATAACCTGGAATAGAATCTGGTCTATTTATATGAGAGTTTGACATTTTTAATTACACTTCTACTTTTTAGATAAATAACATTTTGTAATATTTACAAACAAATCTATCCACGTCCAAATTACATCCTTATCTTCATCGTCAAGTCTTTTATCATTCCATAATTCAAGCATAAAATTAGCCTGATTTGTATCGTTATCCTTTAATTTCATCATATCGTAATTAATAAAAAAACATTCATTACGTTTTTGTATCATAGTGGTTAAGTCATCTGAACCATTTAATGCTTTACCAAATCTTTTTATAGCGTCTTCTACTATTAAATTGTTTTCAATATACACTCGTAACAAAATCAACTTAGGTTCATTTTGAAATATTTCTAGAAGTTCGTCTGTAAAATTTAATAGTTGGTCTTTAAAAACAACTAATAACTCAGAGGTGTTCATATTGTTGTAAATATTAGTCGGCATTATATTTAATAAATTATATATATTTGTTTAAGTTTAAATTAAAGTTCCAAAACAGCTAAAACTTTTTTTCCTATATTGAGACGCTGTAACATTAACTCTAACTTTACTATCTTGAGCAATTATTAAATCACCTTTTTTGTATATATTTTTATCTTCATCAAAATCATAATCTTTGATGTTGTCTTTAGGTATTAACATCTTTTGTTTATCAAGTATATTTACAAAGATACCATCTTTGTATATTAAACACACTACTCCATCAAATTCTGAGTCAGCTACTGGATTTAAAATATACGCCTCAAAAATAACTGTAAAAATATTATCAAAATTAACACGGCCGATTTCGTGTCCTTTAATTTCTAAAATTTTGATTATTTCAATAATATATCCATAATCCTTACTGCATTCTTCTTTTGTAACTTCAACTAGTTTATTACATATATGTTGTTTAATGTCTTTTGTAAGGTATTTTGAATGTAATAATATTCTTTTTTCTAAAACCACTTTATCCATGTTTAATTATAATTAATAGGTTTTAATTATAATATCAATTTTTAAAAAATATAATACAACAAAGTGTTATTAATAATAGTAATGTAATTACAGATACAATAATAATATCGTAATAATTGTCTTTTTTAGTACAGTTTGGCTGTTCATATTTTTCTATTGTATTTTTACCTTGAATTTCATTCATCTTTTCAATTAAGGGTGTAATTGATTTACAATTATCAACACAATCTTTATCATCTTTACAGCTACTATTACAATAATCGTTTAATCTTTGAATAGAACAACCATCATCATCACAGTAATTATTTACACTATTTTTATTACATACACTATTACTCACGTCAGTCACGACACTTGAATCTACACCAATACAATATAACAAATTACATTGTTTTAGACATTTGTTTATATCATTAGGATATTCTTTTTCACAAATTTTATAACAAATTAAAGTTCTATATCTATTAGTCTCTAGTTCGCAATCTATTTTTTCCTTTTCTGTATTATCATAAAACACGTTGTCTTTCCATTTACCATTACAAAACCCGGCCATCGTGCTACTACTTCTATTAATATCATCAAGCAACTTAGATGTCATTTATAAAAGATAAGATTTCCTTTCAGTATTAATTAATTTTTTTAAATCCAAAAAATTAATTACTATATTATTTCATATATTCTTCTTTAAATTCGTCGTGACTTTTAGTTATAATAGATGGAAACTTTTCTTTCCACCTATTCGCCTTAGCTTCTGAACCAATTGCGTATATACCAATTCGTGTTTGACCACTAGCTTGGCTTGCTATTTTCCTACCACTATCTTCAATTGCTTTTTGTATATCTTTATCTCTTTTACCAGTTATTACAAAATTCCCATCAGGAACGTTTTGTATTTCAGTATATACTCTTTTTGGGTTTTTATCATTATCCTCTTTTACATTTGTTATATTTTTCGCTTTTTTGATACTATGTATTCTATCCAAAAATTCAAGAGCTATAGAACTATTTTTAATAAATTGTACAGCTGTTATTTGTCCTATTCCACTAATATTTGATAGTTCTTTTAGAGCTTCCGTCTTATTTTCTTCATTAGAGGTAAATTCAAGAGTATTGTACAATCCACTTTTAAGTTCGCTTAATTTTTGTATTGTTTTAGTTGATAAATTTCCACCCAATATGTTGAAACCCGACGCAATTTTCTCATCTGGTGCAGTAAGTATTTTTTCAATAAAAGTTAAAATATTTTTTCTACTAGCTGATGCTTTATCAGAACCAAGATCTTCTATAACATCTACAAGACTACTATCCCAGCTTAAAAATGTATATAAAGCAGGTGCGCAATTATTATTAATATTGTCAAGACTATCACTCCTTGTAAATTTCTCTTGTAATATGGCTCCAATTATTTCAAACGTTTTTGGACCAATTTTTTTCATATCAAGAGTTTTTGCAAGTGACAATAATTTACTGGGAAATATTTCATTTGCAAAAAATTGTTTTGTATATATTTTTGGAATAATTTCTATTTTTTCTGAAGTTTTAAATTTGTAATTTTTATAAGGTTCAACCGTATTTCCATTTACATCATAATCAAGTGTTTCTATGCTACTCACTATAGACTCGCGATTTTCGTCTGTAATGACAGTCAATCTATTACCTGTGATTTTAGGAATAACACTTCCTGCATAAACAACCTTAGCGCGTGCGCCTGGATAAATATTATTATCTAATAAGTATTTATAGTTATGTCCTGTAGCTTTTTTAGTAGATTTACCGTCAATATTAATTGGTGTAAAATTTATAGTTGGATTATAAACACCTAATTTACTTAAATTCCAATCAATGCTTGTTACAGTAGTTTCTAGACCTTCTTTGTCTTTTTTGAATGCAAAAGCGTTAGTTGGATTACCTTCTTCAAGTCTTTGATAAGGTGTTACAGCTTTTACAATTATTCCATCTATTGTATATTCAGATGTAGTTATAAATTGTTCTAATTTATTTTCAAGATATTCAATACTTCCTACATCTTCTCTAGAATTTATTTCAGACTTTACAGGTTTGAAACCATAACTTACAAGTTTTTCATTTTGAGTAATTGCGTAGTCTAATAATTTATCACCACGATCTTCGTCAAGTTCAAAAGCAATAAAATCTAAATCCCTGCTTTTCCTTAATTTGTCAAGTGCGACTGGGGGATCACTAAGAACAATCCCGGTTCCGGTATTTCTTGCATTTGATGCATCAGGATAATTTTTATTAAATGTATCTATTTTCATTATAATTTCGCCTTTAACATAAATTGTTTTATTTTTACCAACCGATTTCAGTAAATCTTGGGCTTTTGGAATATAATTAATATAATTGATTAAATGACTAATATCTGCTCCTTCCGTTCCTGAGCCTCTATTAAAAAATTTTGCTTCAGTTTTTCCATCTTTAGTATCAAATTTGAATAAACCAGATAAACCGTCTAATTTACTTTGTATTAAAAACTTATTAACATTTTTCCCTTGTTTATCTAATTTCAATTTTAATTGTCTGTTAAAATCTGCGTCTGTTGAATCTAGTTTAACTTTATCCATAGATCCCATTGGAATGTCCAAAACTGCTTTTGTTAGAGAATCTGGTATATCTTCCATTACATTTACAATATTTTCAAAAATTAATCCTCTGCTATTTTCTGCGTATGATTTAATTCTATCAAAAATATCATCTTCTATTATATATATGTCAGAACCAATTTCTGTATTTCTGTATTTTCTTTCAGCAGATTCAATAATCTTAACTAACATAATATCATCTACTGATTCGATAGTAGTGTCTATTTTGTTACCCGATGGATTAGTCTGCAAAAATTTGAATATGTCATCAATAGTCATCTTTTTTATATTCTTTTTAGTTTCTGAATAAGAATTTATCTTAGACCTAATTGATTGACTTATCATAATATTTTGTATAAATTGTTTTGCGTTTTCGTTATTTTGCTGCTGTATTAACATATTTGCAATAACAATAAATTGTTGTAAAACTGTAAAGTTTTTGTAGTTCAAGATTGTATTTAATTTTGAGTAGTTTTTGTCTGTAATGCATTTACAAAAATCATCAATTGTTTTGCTTGTTGCGGCGTTCATTCATATTATAATATAATATGAATAATAATAATCAAGTTTAAATCTTTTATTTTCAATATAATAAATGACACTCTATAGAAATATTAGATATTTTGGAGCATCTGCAGGAGATTCCGAAATTAATAATCCAATATCTTATTGTATGAATTCAGAGGTAACAAACGGTTTTTTACACGGTAGTTCATCGAATAATGTTGAACTTGATTCTCCAAATTGTCAACATTTCATGGCACAATATTGTGCACAAGGATGGGATCCATATTGCGAAGCTGCGTCTATGAGAACTGAAGTATTTCCGCAAAATGAACTACTTTATTCTAGTCAAACACCTTTAATTTACAGACCTAGCACTGGTGAAATGTTATTACGAAACACACTTGCTAAAAAGTACTTAGCAGGTGTTCAAAATGGTAAATTAGTTTATGAACCATTTGACGCTACTGTAGCAACAAGCCCTATGCTTGAAAAATGGGTTCGAAATGGAGGTACTCCTATATTTATTTATGATGTTGATCCATCAACAATCGACTCATGCCCTATTATGAACAGGATATTAGCAAATCCCAATATTGCGAATGATATATTACAATCAATATATAACACTAGAAAACAAAACGGTAATTTGAATCTTCTTAAAAATACATTTTTGGGTACTTTTTATGAGTTAAATCAAATGCCTATTTAAAAGTTTTATTTAGAACAATAAATGTCAAATTACCCTGCATCCTTTGCAGTACACAGCGATAGCGTGGCCAACGCTTTCGTAACTCAAAATAAAAACGATGAACAAAAGAAAATAGAAAAATCAAAAGAGTTAGCAGCAGATCCATCCAACCAATCTGTTATTGCAACAAATACAGCAAGCGATCAAACAATTCAGGCTACGTATGCATCTCTTGTTGATAATTTATAATTACACATAAAACTTATAACTTATAAATTATAACTCAAATAAAACTATTTTTACTTTACAATTTTCTATGTCACCGTAATAAGACTTAAAATGGTGAAAATTATTATTGTCAATTTCATATTTAAATGATTTACCAAATATATTTCGTTTTTTAGTTGAAACTGGTATTTTGTTAAGATTATCAAAATATAACTGTCTTACAATTTCAAAATTTACCATAGGTAATAAGACAATCCCCTCCCATTCTTTTCTTTTTCCGGCCAAATCAATTACAAATTCGGTGGGACAATATTCAACTAATTTAGAATTTTCACCCAGTAATAAATCTCCAAGAGCGTCAGGTAACAATTTTGCGCTTTTTGGCGGTAAAACGCATAAAAGTTGTTGAAATGTTGTACTTGGAGTCGTAACAGGGTAAATAGGATTTACAAAATCCAAAATATATTTTGTCAAAACAGAAGCTGGTGGTGCGTAATGGTGATTATACAACCATTTCCAATTTGTTACGCCGGATGTATAATAAGAAATAACCCACTGCATACCTTCAATATAGTTGTTACAAATTTCGGAAATATTATAATCTTCTCCAAATGAAGATATTAAATAGTCTCTAATATAACTATCAATATTAACACTTACGCAAGTTTCTGTTATAGTTGAATTTTTTTCTAATATTTCATCTTTAAAATAACATTGCCTGCTTCTTACTTTTTTTTCAAAATTCTCTTTTTCATATTTTCCAAGTATTGCCATAAAAGTTTTAAGCGCTTTGTTGCATATAAATACACCGTTTTTATTTCTGTAAGTCAAATGACCGTGAGTAATACCAACTTGCCTGGAAATATTTATAAGAAGTTCAATACCATTCTCAATAATTTCTATTGAAGGTATATGTGGTAAAAAATCATTACCGGTTGTAAAACAAATAAATACAAAATCATCAATTGCTGATGTACAATTATATGAGTATGCATTAGATTTCCATTTTAACATTTTTTTAAGTTTTTCTCTAGACTGTCCTATATTTAGTATATGATATAGCAATCCTTTTACATAGGTTTCTTCTCTCAATATGTATAAATTTGGAATATGAGTGACAAGTGAAAGCATAATTAAATCAGCGTCCATACCTGATATACAGTAAGCGTCTTCAGGATTTCCATAATTCCTAATATAATTTATAATCTTGTGTTCTCCTTCCCCTACAGCTTTTTCATTAGAAAATATTACCTCAAGATTTTGCCATCTGGGATCGTTTTGTAATTTATTTTTAATATACCAGTCAATATATTTTGTCAAATAATCCATAAATTTAGTTCCAGGTGTAATACAATTGCTGTCAAATAGTTGTTCTTTTGGAGCTTCCATTGCAGTTCTAAATCTGCGTTGTCTTTGTTGATTTTGTTTGCTAATTGGTGCTGGGCCATCAACGCATAAAATCACACGTTTTTTAGGTTTAACTATATTTATTTCTTTTTCAATAGATTCACAAATATGCTCGTAAATGTCTTGTTGTTTCTTTTTAAAATTTAAAACAGTTGGTTTTACTTTAATTAATCTTTTAACTTTATAATTACCGTATTTATAAACTTTTTGTGCTGAATTATGAAAAATACCATTCATGTCTATCATTAAATTATCTACATGAATATTATAAGTTTCAAAATTTTCTCCATCCCCTAATGGTGAAATAGTATTTTTAAAATTTGTTTTATACCATTGAAAAAAATGTTTCACTCCCATATTTATTTACATTACTTAAATTTTTATAACATTATTTCAATTTTAATAAATTATTTGTCAAACGTCGTCCAATATTTCCAATTTTTGTCTGGCAAAGGTCGTTCTTTTGTACCATAATATGTTATATTATCAATATCTCTTAATAAAGCTGTGCTAACAGACATGCAAGATCGGGACATTACAAAAATTTTACAATGCATAAATATTGCCCAACATTCAATCGTAGAGTAATCATGTGCTTCAAAAATGTTATCTGCGAACTTTTTAAAGGTACTTAAATCGTCTGTTTCGGGTTCTGGTTTTTTAGATGTGAAAACATAAATTTTTAAAGATGGAAAAGTATCCTTTAAATGTTTACAAAAGTTTGCATATTTTGAACTATTTATAAACCTGCTTTTGTAATTCAATACATCCCCAGCTCTGTAATGAATAGCTATAAATTCTTTATTAGCGAATAATTTTGGTAAAAATTTTTCAAACTTATTTCTAATTGACCTTGTAAATTTTATAACATTGCTATTTTGCAGCATGCCCGGTTTGATTTGCAACTCTGTGTTTTCAACATTTATAACATCAATGTCTTTTATTTTTTTATTTACTTTATATGGAAACAAAATATTTATCATAATTTTACGGGCAATTTTATGAGACTCTTTTGATTCATTTCCTAAAATTAATAACATATTATTTTGAAATATTTTACTATGCGGATCTTGCATTCTTTCTGGTTCTAATTCTTCATAATGAGACCAGTCGTCAAATAATTTTGGAGTCTTGTTTATTATTATGTTACAATTATTACTTTCATCGCATAATAAGGTTATTATTGTTACTATAAATCCTTGACTATAAGACCCTAACATGTCAGATCGATTACCTTGTAATAAATAATATTTTTCATGCTTTGACGACTTGTGGAATATTGAATAGTAGCTGTTTTGATATGTTGATTTTGTATTAAATTGTTTTGCTGTTATATAAGTAAATATTGAAATTAATAATATAATACCAATTGATAAAACTAAACCTGTGGATTCGCCAATCATATTTATATTAACATACGTTAATTAATTCGTTTTTAAAATCATCGTCTATGCTCAACCCCGGTTTATGATCAGTGTATGTAACAGTTGGAATTATAGACTTAAAATATTTGAGTTTATTACACTTGGTAAACTTGTTTGAACAAGTGTTTAATACTTTATGAAATATAAGATGTGACTTGGTTTTATCGTGGTAAAAAGCACCAATTTGTTTGAATTTACCATGTTGTTTTTTACATTTATTGTTGGTTAATATTATTGTAACAAACAAACTTGTAGTTATAAAAATACCCGCTAAAATTTTTGTTTTCATAATTTATAAATTGATTTATAATTTAAAACTTAATTAATTAAAATTAAAATGACATCGCTACAAAATACTCAAGTTTGCCAAAGTAAGCAAAGCGAACAAAAACTAAATAAATTGTCAATAGAACAAGTTAAAAGTATGCCAAACAAAGTAAGACTGGTAGATAGTGACGAAACTAACAAGCTAGAACTATATTGTTACCTAAATTATGAAGAAGGGGTAGATAATCAACTAATGGAACAATGTCGAGGAGCTATTTTTAACGGAGATAAACTTGTTGTTCCGGCATATCCATACACACACGAAGTTATTGATTCAAACCATGAATTTATTAAAGAAAAAATGGGAAATACACTTGATGATTATACAATCTTTGAGTCTCACGAAGGATGCCTAATTCGTATGTTCTGGTTTGGAGATAGGTGGAATATTTCTACTCACAGAAAACTAAACGCGTTTAGGAGCAAGTGGGCTTCAAAAGAATCATTTGGTACTAATTTTAAACGTGCAATTGATAATCTATATAATTGTGATGAAGGGTTTAGAAACACAGTTGGAGATTCTGATCAGCCTTTGTTTGAAAGGTATCAAAATGTACTAGATAAAGATAAGCAATATATGTTCTTGCTCAAAAACACATTTGATAATCGAATTGTATGTGTTGCACCAGAAGACCCTGTTGTATATCATGTTGGTACTATTATTGATGGAGATCTTGATATTTTTGACAACTGTCACATTCCAAAAGCAGTCCAGTTGAATTTTGACAGTACCGACGATATGATTTCATATGTTAAAAATAATATGGATGTTACAAGGCATCAAGGTGTTATTTGTTTTTCAAAAAATAAAGAAAAGAAACATATTAAGTTGATCAAAGAAGAATATAATTCTTTTTTTAACGCAAGAGGTAACGAATCAAGCATCAAGTTCAGGTACCTTCAGGTGAGAGCAACAAATCCAGATCATTTTGACAAACTATATATTCTATACCCGCATATGAGTGCAACTTTCCAAGAAATTGAAAAGATTATTTCCGAAATTGGAAGCGAAATTTACAATTCATATGTTAATAGGTTTATCAGAAAGAAATTTGTAACATTGCCTACCGAAGATTATACAGTTATGAGAGAATGTCATAGGTGGCACGAAGCAGATCGAACATCTAACAGAGTTTCTGAAGAAAAAATTATGGAAATCCTAAACAAACAATCACCAACTTCTATTAACAAAATGATTAGAAGGTGGAAAGTTGTAAAAGATACAAACAATAGTAATATTGAAAATATTAATAGAAAACATAGGTCAAATACTATTACTACCGAGCCCGAACAGCACCAAGAGACTAAGAAGTAAGTTTAATATATTTTAGTTTTATTTGTTTTCAACAAATAAAATTGATTTAGCTAAGTATAATAAAATTATAAATTAAATGAAGCCAACAAAAATACTTTTTATTGGAGACCCGCATATAAAATTTGGAAATATTCTAGAAATAAATATGCTTATTATCGGCTTAGAAAAAATATGTAAAGAAAAGTCGCCTGATCTTATAGTTATAGCTGGTGATTTACTTGATGATCATGAAAAAATATGGACAATTGCTTTAAATAAATCATACGAAATGATAGATAAACTTAGAAAATATACTGAGGTGTATATTTTAGTAGGTAATCATGATTATATTTCAAATGTACAATTTTTAAGTACAAATCACTGGATGAATGGACTTAAAAAATGGGATAACGTTACTATTGTAGATAGCGTTTTACATAAAATAATAAATAATTTGACGTTTTTGTTTGTACCGTATGTTACAAACGGTAGATTTGTGGAAGCCCTAGATACAAATTCTATTGATTGGACTAAAGCATCTTGTATTTTTGCTCATCAGGAGTTTTATGGCTGTAAAATGGGTGCCATAACATCAGTTAGTGGTGATAATTGGGACATAGAAAACCCATTTGTTGTATCAGGTCATATTCACTCTCGTCAATACCCACAAAAAAATATATATTATCCAGGTTCTGCATTACAAATAGCCTTTGGGGAAAGTGAAAAAAATGTAATACCGTTAATTACTTTTACTGAAAACGAACATTTAGTTGATGAAATAGATTTAATGTTGCCTAGGAAAAAAATTGTATATGTTGATTTAGAAAAAGCTGAAGATATAATTATTGATTCTACTACAAAAGATTCATTAAAATATACTATAAAAGGAGAACAAGAAGATTTTAAAGTGTTTAAGAAAAGTAAAAAATATAAAGAAATGATAAAAGCAGGGGCGAAAATTTCTTTTAAAAGCGACAAAAATAAGGAGAATAAACAGCAAGAATTTATAAACAATATTGAAGGTAAAGATTTCAAAACTATTTTAAGGAGTCTTGTTATAAAAGAAGATAATAAATATATTTTAGATCTATTTAACGATTTATTGTAAAAATTAAATTACTTATTAAAAAAATTCTCCATTAATAAAAATGGGTTATGCAAAAGCTTCGTCTCAGCAATTTAAGTTAATTGATCAATTACCTGAATTATCTGATTTAGAAGTGAAAGAATCACAAATAATACCAGAACCTGAAAAATACGATAAATTTTTAATGGATAAACATACAACGCCAATGGAAGCAGGAATGAGTACAATGAATAATAACATTACTAAATTGAATTACCCAGATCAAGACTTACAATATACGATCAGTGCTGTTAGAGAAAATAACGGACCGATCTTTAAAAATGAAACTAAACTTATTGTAGAAGACGAAATTGATTTGATTAATTCAAATGGTGCTCTTATAGAATCAAAAAATTATAAAGAACCGCAGCCATCTAATTTACACACCCCTTGGGGCCAACCACAATCCCATATACAGTACCCATATTATAATAATCCTTACAATCAGCAGGCTACGTTTCCTACAATGAGTAATTATAATCCACATGTACAAGTTCCAACACACCATCATAATAATTACAATAATATAACAAATGGATATTCTCTTCCAGTAAATCATTATCCAAATGTATCTGGTCAATTTTCAGTACCAATTGAAAATTTTGACACAACTACTATTTCTAGCAGTTTTAATACAGATGGTGGAGGAATGGAAACACCTGAAAGTTTACAAAATAGAAACGGCGAATTAAGTACTCGTAAATTAAAAAAAACATTCAAAAAATTTAACAGTAATGCTTCGGGTTCTGACTCAAGTAAATCGCCATGGTCATCTCAATGGAATAATTGTGTGGCAGTTTCAGACCATATTAAATCTTGTCCAGTCTGTTCAAAACTTTACAACAATAATAACAATCAAATTATATATATTATCATAATTGTTATATTATTGATAGTGTGTTTAATTTTGTTGCAAAAAGTTTTAACAGTATAAAAACTAGATATATTTTCATAAATGGAAACTATTTATGAAAACGATTTTGATGTACTCGTACTTGCTGGATCATCGGCAAAAGGTATAGCAGTTTTAGGAGCTTTACAAAACTGTTACGATAAAAACATGTTGTGCAATATACAGTATTATATGGGTACATCTTCAGGTTTTATAATTAGTTATTTGTTAATTATAGGTTACACACCTGTTGAAATATTAGTAAATATTTTTACTAATAATATACTTGAGAATATGCAACAAATAAATTTTAACAACTTATTAAAAGGTAATGGTGGATTAAATTGGGAAAATAGTGTTGGAGATACCATTCGTAAACTAACATTGGAAAAAATTAAATTTATACCTACTTTTGAAGATTTATTTAATAAATTTAATAAAAAATTAATTGGAGTTACTTACAACGCAAGTTTTGATAGAACAGAACTATTATCTGCCGAGACTACACCGAATCTTAGTTGTATAGAAGCTGCAAAAATGACTTCAAATTTGCCTTTTTTATTTGAAAAATGTAAATATAATAATAGTTATTATTTAGATGGTGGTATAGTAAATAATTTTCCAATAGATTTGGCGAAAAATATAGGTTCTAAAATATTAGGAATTGTAACTTATAATCAACTTAAAAAAGATAAGGAAATCAATAATAAAATAATAGAAAATGAAAATCAACTTGAGTTTATATACAAGTTAATGTTTATAACAATAGACCAATCAACTGAGAGTAAGATTGTTAATTGCGTTGATGATAACTTAAGAATTATTAAAATACCAGTTGGATCCTTAAAATCTTATAATTTTAACATAAATTCTAAAGAGAAATTCTCACTATTTAGCAAAGGATATAACGAATGTAAAATACAACTAATAGATTGATTTTTTTATTCATATTTATATAAAATATGAATATGGAGCTTAGAACATTAAAATACGAAGGCGGTGCACATATTGGGTTTCAAAAATATATTTACAAAACTTTAATCGAGGCTGTCAAAAAACATATGTTTTCTGTTCAATTTTTTTTAGGAAGTCCTTATCAAATCAACAGAGCTGTTATCGATGATCACGATTACAAAATGTGTGCAAAAATTACTAATAGATTTCCGATTAATATTTATACGCATTTTCCATATATTGCTAATTTAGCTGGTAAATCTCAAAAAAACTCATTAGCATGGGCAGGTAATTCTAAAATAGATAGTTATTTACGTGTTGTAATTAAACAAATAGAATATGAAATGGATTGCGTTGCAAAGCTTGCTGGTAAAGGAGTTGTTATACATCCGGGGTCTTACCCAGATAAAGAAGCTGGACTAGATGCGATAATTAAAACACTAAATAAAATTAAATTTGGTGAAAATGATAATCTGCTATTGGAGAATTGTGCAGCGGAAGGTAATAAGCTGTGTAAAAATTTTAACGAAATTGCAAAAGTATTACGCGGTGCTGAGAATAAAACAAACATTGGCGTTTGTTTAGACACTGCACATGTATGGGGTGCCGGTATCTACGATATTTCTACAATTAAAGGTGTAGATTTGATGTTTTCAGAATTTGAATCTATAATCGGTATTGATAAACTTAAACTTATCCATCTAAATGATAGTTCTGTTGGATTTGGATCTAGAAAAGATAGACATGCTGAAATTAGCACGGGTTGTATATGGAAAGATAATGTTGATGTGTTTTATCATTTGATTGGTGTTGCAAAAAATAAAAATATACCTTTAATTTTGGAATCCGACGGATCAGATATTATATTTTTTCTAGACGTGTGTAGCCCTTGTAATCAAAATTATAATTGTTGTTAAATATTAATAATTTAAAGTGTATAAATCATCATTAAAATGAGAAGATCACGGCAAAGCTTAAAAGTTAATAAGGTACCATTAGAAACTAAAGGGTTTTCTTATCCACAAGATTTTTCAAATATGCCTAGATTATATTTAGAAATTATAGAAAACAAAGATAAAATTAAGCAAGATTTAATTAACACTGAACATACTGTTAATTACAACAGTGATGAAAAATATATAAAAACCGAAGAACCTATAATAGAACCCTCTAATGAAATAAATGAGAATATAAATAATGAACCAGAAATAGAAATCCCAAAAACTGTTGAAATTGAAAATGTTATAGAAGTAAATGAACAAACGGCTGAAGAACATGTACAGGATGATACACTGTCGCTGCGATTGCAGGAATTGTTAGGAGATGGATCTGACACAAGCGTAGGCGATTTTTCACCTCAGTCTAAAATGGTATCTCCACATACTGAACAATTCAATAGTCCTGTAAAATCTCCTAAGATGCGAAGCGTCCCAATTGTTAAAAGTCCAATTATAAAATCAAAAAACCCAACTAAAATTGCACCTACTTTAAAAGAAATTGAGAAATCTACCAAATTAAATACTAGTAAAAACTTGAGAAATCTTAATTCTCCAGATGAAAATGAAGTTTCTGATGAAGACGCTAAAAGAGAAATTTTATTTAAATTTGATTTGTTAAGAAAATCATATCCAGTTTCTAGTATTCCCGAATATTCAATTCATACAGATTTATATGTAATGCAAAGATCTTACAAAGACTGTGTTAGAAGATTATCGTTAGATTCATCAGTTGAAAGTTATAAAACTTATTTAGTTTATGGGTTTATGGGTTGTGAATTTATATTTGGTAATTTTCTTGGATTTGATATGTCTGGATTTACCCAACAACAAATAATTTCCATGCATTCATATGAAAAATTATTAATAGAAATTGGCGAAAAAAGTTATATTCCTACAGAAGATAATTGGCCTGTAGAAGTACGACTTTTATTTACCATTATTATGAACGCTGCATTCTTTATTGTATCTAAAATGATGATGCAAAAGACTGGAACAAATTTAATGAACATGGTAAATAATATGAATGGGTCTAAAGTTAATACGCAAAAAGATCAGCCTAAAAGAAAAATGAGAGGGCCAAACTTATAACGTAAATTTTAATAATTATATTTTACATAATAAATATAATTATCATGGCAGGAGATGGTACAAAAAATTTAATAATAATATTATGTATTTTATTCTCACTAGTAATAGGTCTTGCAACTGCTTACAGTTATCAAACATCTGAGGTTATTACAAGTCCAATAGCAATGATAAGCGGACCGACCGGAAATATTTCTGGCCCACAAGGTGGTAGTATAACAGGTCCAAGCTCCGGACCAGATCCATTACCGGTGCCTAGTGCACCGGTGGGACCATGTTGTATAATGGTGAACACAGATGAAACATGGAGTCTTGCAAGTGATACTTGTAATGAAAGCGAATCAGGATGTTTTAGCTGTGGCGGTACATGGATGGATGAAAACACCGATGAAAATTATCAAGAAATATGCGGGGCGGTTCAGCCAGCGACTCAAAACCCTTGCTGTGTAAATATTGATGGGGATGGACAATGGAATTTACTTGAGGGAAATTGTGCAAAAAGCAGTAATACTTGTGAAGGGACTTGCAGTGGTACATGGGTAGATCCAACATCAGACAAAAATTGGGCTGAAATTTGCCAGGCAGGTAATGATAATCCTTCATCATGTTGTCTAGATTTAAAAGATGATGGCGAGTATGAATTCCTTCAATTACCCTATAACCAAACAGCCACAACATGCTTCGACGGCGGTGGGTTGTGGATAGACGAAACAACAGATGAAAATTATAGAGAAATATGCGTAGGATCTGTTGCCTCAACACCTTTTACACCTTCGCCAACTTGTCCATGTTTATGCGACTCTGGAACAGGAGAAGTAATATACTCACCTAACCCATCACCTGAACCAGATGAAGATACTGGGCCTGTTGGTCCGGTGGCAGACGGCCCTGGTTTATGTGATCCGACAACAGGTAGTGGCGAGCCTGGATGCGATAACAGTGTATGGTGTTCCGGAGGCCAGCCAAATCCTACTATTAAAGCATATTATTTAGGTGATAAAACTCAATGTTCGGCAAGTCCGGACGAGTGTAAAGACAATGATGCATTGATAGCTGCATCTCCAAGTGCCGCAGCTGATTGTGCTTCTGCTTTAAGCCTAACTAGTACGGCTGGCGGTTGCGATTTTGTAACAACATCAGGAAGTCAGGCAATACTAGGCAGTATATGTTCTGAAAGTTGTGCTGATTCTGGATATTGTTCAATAAGCGAAGGATTCTTAGGGAATGATGGCTCAAACAGTGGAAAATTTTCAAATATTCCAAGTCGTGCTAGATTAAATAAATTAGATAAGACAGTTGTAGGAAGTATATTAAATTTTGCAGAAAAAACACATATAGGTGCAAAACTTCAAGAAAAACTAGACAATATTGAGGATTCTAATGATAAAGCCTCGAGGAAAATAAAAATATAATATTCATTTAAATGTCTTTTAAAAAAAAAAGACATTTAGAAAATTAAAATAACTATACTATAAATAATGTCACACGACGAGAAATCTCAATCGTTCATATTACAAAAATTAAAAGATGATATAAAAGGTAACGATTCTCTTATTGTTTGGTTTGAAGCCAGTTCAAGGAATGACATGCAAACACTATATGTTAGCGCATTATATAATTTTGTAAAGGATGACAATCCGACAGAACTTTTGCATGCTATCACTATTGCTATTGATAGTATTAACAATAATATTAAATACTTAGTGAATGTATACAAAGATTATTATAATAATTATGAATTAAATGTTAAACAAATTTACACAATTTGCTTTAATTTATTAACTGAAACAACAGGAAAATTATTAATGAAAATTATTGAAAATCGGGATTTTGACAAGATCCTGGATGACGACGATTTATTTTTTAAACTAGGCCCTCAATCAGAATTAATTATTAAAACTAAAAATATTATAGCACACAAAATGACACTTTTGAAATTTTCTAGTGATTTATTTATAAATAATTTTGCGGTCGGTGTTGTTGCCCACAAAGACGATGAATTAATTGCGAATAATTTATTAGAGAGCAATATATTTGATATGGGATGTGACGACAAGATAAAAATCCCACCCGCGGATGCCAAAGTAGCGACCCTTCTTAACAACTTTAGAAAAAGCCAAACAACTATTGGCGTCGGCCAAAACAAATCCGGTGAGGCCGCCACCGCCACCGTCGCAGAGGCCGAGGCCGAGGCCGAGGCCGAGGACGACGCCACCGCCACCGCCACCGCCACAGACGCTGCCACCGCCACAGACGCCACCGCCACCGCCACCGCTGCAGCTGTTCCCGACATGGCCGGCGGCGATGTTTCCGCCGCCGCTGTTGCTGATGTCATCGGGGTCATTGATCATGACCTTCCAACTAACATTGATGTAAATCAAGAGGTGCTTGATATGATTGTTAGTTGTTTTAGTGGGCAACCCGGCGGCGACGAGCAACCCGGCGACGACGAGTAAAATATAATGTTATAATACAACAATGTTTGTATTATAAGTCTAATTTAACGTCATCTATCAAATATTCTTGAACGCTATCAATACTTAAATATTGAGCAATTTCTATTCTATTATCATTAATATAATTTTCAATAGTTATTAAAAGATCGTTTGTTAGAGATTCAATTTTTTCTGTAAAGTTATATTCGTCTTCAATTGTCAATAATTCTGCTTCAATTTTTTTATCTCTTTCTGTTATAAGATTATCTGATATGTCCATAATATTTTACTAATAGTAAAATATTATTTAAATGTTAATTTCCAGATGAATGCTTAAATATTAATATAGAAAATTTGTTAAATTTATCTATATCAACAGGGTCTTTAATACTATATTTTGGAAAATATTCTTTAATTTTGTTTTCAAAAATATAAAATAACCTTATTAAATTTTTTATATTTTTTTCGTGCCAATCAGATCGACTTACGGTTTTATCATATATTATAAAATCATTTGAGCTCATTTGTTTTATAATAGTATGTCTTTAATTAATCAATAGTGCTAATATCAGTAGGTTGTTTATTATCTACTTCAATTATTTTATCTTCAATCACCTCTTCTTTTTTGGTTTCTTTAATCACCTCTTCTTTTTTGGTTTCTTTAATCACCTCTTCTTTTTTAGTTTCTTTAATCACCTCTTCTATTATATCTTCTTCAATCACCT